TTATAATAGATTCCTTATTATCTAAAGCAGTTTTATATATTCGGCTGTGCCCGAGCATACACCCACATTCTCCTTTCTTTAATTGTCTAAATATTTTTCTATTAAGATTAAATTTATATTTATCTAAATTTAGTTCATATCCATTTATACCTTTAATAATAGTATAGTCATTTATATTTTGTTTGGTGAATTGGTTTTCTATAAAGGTTTTTCTAACATTATCATTTGGAAAATTTAATATATATTTATGTGGAAGCATTAGATTTATTAAAGAAAAAATTTTTATTATTATTAGTTTTTTATCGTTTATCTAATATGAGGAGTTTATAATGGTTCTATTATAAAAGTGCTTGTTAAGACTAAAAATTATAATAGAAAAATGAAAATTCTATTATAAATGAAAAAAATAATCATTACGGCAGCTTTTCAAGACCCATTTTCAAAAAAGAGGCTCTGGGAAAATATGCCGTGAAAAACCTGCCGTAGTGAATATTTTTCTAAATTATAATAGAAAAGTGAGTTTTCTATTATAATGAAAAGTGCTTAACATAACTATTTATAATGGTTCTTATAAAAAAAAAAGTGCTTAACATACACTTTTATAATGGTTCTTATATAAACTCATAACATAAGATAAATATATATAAATATATATAAACATAATAGAATTATTCTACATTAAAATTATCGTCGCGACCCCAAACAATTTTAGTTCCTTCATATCTTCTAGTTGGGGGATAACTATTATAATTACAATAAAATATTTCACCGGGCTCTCCGTCATTAAAATCTTCTTCAGTATTCCATTCACCTTCTATATAACCAGCACCACCTACAAAAATTCTCGCTTTAAACATTTTTGCTAAATTATAAGCACCATATTCATATTCTTCGTCTTCTTCTTCTTCACTATCACTACACGCTCCACTCATTACTTCTCTTTTTTTTAATAATTCTTCTTTTTCTTCTTCTTCTTCATTTTCACTACACGCTCCACATATATAAATTGTATTATCGTCAGCGTCTAATAAACTTTCAGTTCCATTAGTTTCTATTCCACAATAATTACAATCATAAATTTCATTTAATTTTCTTCCAGTTTCGGGACAAATTCCAGTAGGAGGTGGAGCAAAAATCCCTTTCATATCGCAACTATAACAATTATCATTTCCAAAATCTCTTGCTTTATCGTGTTTATGACCGCAATTTTTAGCAATTTCTTCTTCTTCTTCTTCTTCTAAACCATTATCATATAGTTTAACAAATTCGTGCTTTGCGATTCCGGCCATTTTCCATTGACTATAAACCCACATTCGGTTTAACTCGTCCATAAAAACTTTTGTTCTAACTCCTTCTATAATATGGAAACAAGATTTAGATTTATTCTTATTACATTTTTTTTCTATTTCTTTATAATCGGCGGAATAGATATAAACAAGGTCGCAAGTAGAATGAGTATCATAGTAATCTGCTGAATAAATCATATTGTATTATTTATTGTTATTTATGTTATGAGATAAAATCAAAATCAATTTTTTTTGAATCGTATTATTTAATTGTATTATTTAATTGTATTATTTTTTCTACTTTAAATAACTTTAACAAGATTTTGTAAATTTAGCTGACTTTGGTGTCTAACGAAAGTCTGTTGAAGGTGTGGGTTATTATCTCTACGCGATTTAGGAAGTAATGCGTTTCCAGTATTAACTCCACTTTCTATAGTAAGGTTATAATCTTGATTCACGAAATTTTGTATTCCACCCATACCGAATGAGAAGTCAGCTCCAATACCTTGGCAATTGGGTTTGCAATTATTTCCAACTGCTTGGGCGGTAGGGGTAGTTTCGTCATAATCTTCAGTAATACTATCATTTAGTAAATCTATAGTGGCAGAAGAGTGGTATGCTTCTTTACCACCAAGTAATGCTCGTTCAAACTGCTTACGGACTTCTACATCTCCAATAGAACTTGCTACAACTGATAATGCTGAAGGTGTAATAGCACCTTCTACATCACCACCATCTCTTGAAAAGGAACTTTTGAAATTAGGTTCAATTTCTGTTTTATAGTCAAATGGAAATCGTAATCCATTTTTCGCTTGTTGATTTGCTTTATGACCGACGGGGTGTCTAAAGTTATTAGCATTTTTATCAGTATTATTAGTTTGGTCGTTATCTAAATAAACATTAACCATACTTTTAACAAATTGTAATTGTGGTGTATAAGCACTTGAGTTGATAGAAGACTGAACGTCATTAATAAGATTTAATCTACTATTTAGGGACATTTGACTGGGATAGGCACTATTTTCTTGAGCTGTTGGAATAACATATCTACCTTCCAGTTTAAGATTTTTAAGAACATAATTGACGCCTTGTGCGAAATTGCAGTTTGGTTGTTGTGCGACATTTCTACTTCTATGACGTGTGTGGAAAACAGCACTATCGGGTGCTAAGTGAATTGTAATAAGACAACCTCCTAGTTTGTCTTGACCTAAATGTAGAGGCATAGTATTTAATAAATCAGTATTTATTTTTATAGAGAAATGCTGACCTACCATTCTATCTTGTGTTCCGTCAAGAGTAGCAAAAGTTGCTGGGGCGGCTGCTGATAGAACTTTGCGATTGACAAAGTCGGCGTTTGCTCCACTCGCTAAACTGCGAGATAATGGTGTATGTATATAATCGTCTTTATTGTAATGGTATGCTTCCACAAGACCCTCAAACTGGGAATAGTTATTTGCTGAAGATATTTCTACAAGAGATTTTTTAGATTGTATAACCACTTTATCTACAACATTTTTAATTCCACCCCAATTAGGAATATTGAGGGCGGTTCTATTTGTAAGATTAGCACCATTATCATTTTCGTCATTAGGAACTACTGCGTCGTCAAAAAGTTCGGCATTACTTTTTTTAACTAATACTTGTCCTACTAAATGTAATGTTTGTGTTTCTAATAATGCTTCTTGCTGTGGAATAGAGAATTTAATAGTGGGGAAACCATCTTTATGCGACATACCCCCAGTAATAGTATTAGCATCCATAACTACGGGATTATCATTTAATGGCGAAAGCGAAAAGTGTTTTTTAACTATAGGCATTTTTATATAATATATATATATAATTATTTTTAAAAGTTTTTATTATTTTAGAATTGTAAAATCTACAGACGCAGATATTAAATCCTCAATTGGTTGATCGGTTTTAGCGTCTTTTATTAAAATTCTTAAACTATTGGTTTTAAATTCTTGGTTCTTTAAATCTGTTATAAATGGGGTATTGGGTGAATATTTAGAAGTGAGTAATATACCAGATTGTGTAGTATCGCTAAATGGTGAGGGAATATTTACTAATAGATTTTTCTTTAATCCTTTATTTAATGAGATTTCAGTATTTTTATAATTCTCTAATGGTAAGTTATCTAAATATATGCTTACATCTTCATCCTTAAAAGCACTTGTAATATCATCTATTCTTATTTCTTCATTATCATCATTATCATATAAGGTTGTGGTTTGTGCTGTAGGATATAAAAATTCAGTTGTAAAAGTAGGAGTTGTAATTGCTGGATTTATCATTTTACCAATAACTTTTGGTAATATAAATCTATATCCTCTTATAATTGTATTTGGGTTATTATCACCGCCTCCGGCTGCGTCTTTATCTATGCCTTTAATACTAATATTATCCCAACCATCTGCTATTTTTTGTGCTGATAGTAAAATATTAAAAGGTATTTGTGTATTCACTCGTAAAGCACTTTGGGTATCTGCTCCAATATCTTCATACTTATTAAAGAAACTATGTTTAAATCCATAGAAACCAACTTCACCACTATCATATAGTAGTTCTGCTTCGTCTTCTACTTTACATCCAACTAAATAAACCTTAAAAAATAATTTACTTTCATCTAATAATGCTGTAGAAGTTGTAGTTGTAGAAGTTGGTTTAACACTACGATCAAAATTTGGGTTTTGTTTGTAATAAGTTGAAAGGAATATTTGTGGTTTATAATTTTCATCACTTGTATAGTCGCTTATTCTACAGAAATATATTATTTCCATATTTTCCATTTTATCACTTATTTCTAAATTGGGTAGTTTTTGATTGAGGTTAGCACCTTTAACTGCGGCTCTCACTATAATATAATCTTTATGGGGGAAAGTTGTATTTGTATTACCTAAAGCACTAAATTCTTTACCAATTTCTACAGATACATAAGACATAGGAAATGAGTTAGGTGATCCATTACTACTAAGAGTAGGATTAAATGTCCCAGTTCCTTGTGCGTTTCCTGTAGTCCCCCCAGTTCTAATTTCTAAAGCAGTAGAACCACTATCATCTACTATAGTATTTCCAGCGGTAGCAACTTCTCTACTATATAATCCTAAATATATATTTTCTTGATATTCTTTGTAGTCGCCACCTTCTGGCGTATTTACTGCGTTATATTGCCCCAGCGTTTTAACACTTTCAGCATAAACACCATTTTCTAAAATCCATTTTTTTTTCCATACATTAGCGTCTTGTTGTAATGACCTATCTTTAATGTATAATGAATTTACTGCATAATGATTTAAATGTTCTTGGGACATAGCATAATTATCATATTTTAGAGCGTTCGCCATATTAGCAGCTACTTGTGCGGTTTTTCTATATCTTACTGCTCTCGATCTCCCTTCTTCTCCCAGTTGGTATTCGTCTGTTAAAGTAGAATTAAAATGGTTTTCTGCGTCTAATGTAATACGAGCAAATCTATTATTATTTGAGAAATTAGTTTGTCTATAACCTAATCTACCTTGAACTGGTTTTGTTTCTAAACCTATTTTTAATAAATTATTAGTGCCTTGTGAAAAATCTTGGTCTATTGCTGATAACTGACCCGATGTATTAAACCCCACTTTATGTGCTACACTTGGGGTAGCACCAACAAAATCATTTATTTTATCTGCGATAACCCGCTGTAATTCTTTTCCAGTATAACTACCTTTAGGTATAGTTATAATATTAGAAGTAGCAAAAGAAATCCCATTTAAATTTAAAGTCCCGGGTGCATTCGGTATGCGACTTGGTAATGGTAATGCTGGTTCTATAATAATATTTTCGTCTTTATTTAATACTACTCCATTATTACGTGATAGTTTCGCCCAATTAAATTGGACTTTAGAATTTGCATCAATTACTACTGGTTCTTTAAATGATACATTAAAATCGCTACACTTATTCGTTGGGGCAAGAAGATTAATATTCATTATATAAATATTATATATATATTATTTTCATAAATATTTATCCTATTTTATTTTTAAAATATGGATTTAATCTAATATCATATCCATAATCTTTAATTTTAATACGGCACATAGCACCATAACGTTCTTTTAAATATTTTACATTTCTCTCCATAGCAAGTTGTCTATTCTGTAATCCACCATAACTTTCATTAATTCCACCTTCACCAAAATATTTAGTTTTAATAGCAATTCCATTATATCTAACCACGCCGTCATCTCTTAAATAACATTCCATAGTTTTTTGGAAGTCTTCGCCGTGTCCTACATCACTTAGTATCATATATTTTTCTCTATCAAAAATCTCGCCGTAGAACGCCCCACATATATATTTTAAATTATCTGTAATTGTATCTTTCATAAAAAAATGATTATGGAATGGTGAAACTCCCCATATATTATAATTTCGTCTTTTAGTTTCAATAAATGCTTCTTTAATAAATTTATCTAAATCTTTTATTGGTAATTTATTCTCTATAATACTTTCTATATCATCATCTATAAATAATACATTTGTATATTCTAAATTATCATAATAATAAAATTGTAAGAAATTCCTTGTTTCGCATATTCCAACACAACCAGTTAATACTACTTTATAATCCTTTAAATTTTCTTCTCCGTAGGTTTGTCGTTCTTCTTCGTTTCGTAAAAATATAGTGATTTTATCTTTACTAATATTGTATCTAAACAATAGTGGTAAAGTTTTACTAAATAAGATATTAGGTCTTGAAAAAGAGGGTATGGCGATTGTATAGTCATTTAACATATATATAAATTAAAAGAAAAAAAAAATAGAATTTAAACGATGCCTCGTCCAGTTGCACCACTTGACTGAATATCAGCACCTCCGTATGAGGCTGCTTGAGTAGGCATCGCTTTTTCTGCCGTGTCTTCCTTACCTTTCATTACACTACTTTGTGATAGTTCATACGCTAATGAACCAAGTAATAAGGCAGCCCCAACTGCTTCTCCAACTCCACTCACCATTCCGGCTGCGTCTATACCTACAGCGACTGCTTCTTCACCACCTCCCTCGGCAAGTAAAGCATCACCAGTTTCTCCAGCAATATCTCCAGCAATACCACCACCTTCACCAGTACCTTCACCAGCACCAACATCGGCTTGTTCTCCGCCAGCAACTTCACCAACAGCGTCTTTATCTTTTTGTAGTAAGTCTTCTGCTTCGGTTGCTCCATCTGTAGGTTGATCTAATTTCGCTTGGTCTTCACTTGTGATAGCACTACCACCAGCATTTTGAATATCTGTTTGTGTATCTACTGGTTCGGGTTTTCGGTCGGGCCCAATAGCGGGTTGTATTTCACTTTCTTCCTCTGCTTGTTGTGCGGTTGGTTGTATTTCACTATCTATAGCATCTTCATAAATAGTATTATCTCCTTGTGTAAATTGCCTCGCTTGTTCGTTAGTCATAACATTTTCACTTGCTCCAGCACCAGTTTCACTACCGCCTCTTGGTTGATAAGTTTGTTGTTCGCTTATAACATTTGGTTCTACATCTCCAGCATTTTCTATTTGTGTTAATCGTTCTACTCTTTCTTGGTCTAAATCTGCTTGTGCTTGATTTTCTACTTGTGTTAATCTATCTACTTGTGCGTCCCCTACAGCGTCGTCTATACTGGTTTCTTCTTCTATTCCTTTTAATGGAGTGCTACTAACTTTACTATCCATATCTTGAGCGTCGGTTAATCTTTCATAAATACCTTGTGGTTCATTTGTAGCAAAAGAATTGGTTGGTTCGGGTTCAATAGCACTACGCATTCTATCACCGGGTCGTGGTTGTCTTGAAGAATTAAAATTTTCTTCTGGAACTTCATAATGTAATCCATCGCCACCACCTTTTTGCATTTGAGTAGAATGTAAATGATTTCCTCCACCTTGGAAATTATAACCTTCAAGATTTCCAGCATCATAGTTTAACCAATCTTTAGGAATTTGTTTATTAATAGATTTCATAGCAATACCAAGAGCGGATACACCCAAACCCGCTTTTTGGACTGCGTCTATTTTTTCTTGAACGCCTTTATTTGCTTCTTTAACTTTTTCTAAAGCGTGATTTCTATATGTATCCATAGAAGCAGTTGCTTCTCCTTTGTATTTATTTAAATTAGCAAAATAATCTAATCCAGCACTACTCATTTTATATATATATATTTTATATAAAATAGTATAATAATTTATTCATTTTTAATATTATCTTTAATTTCAGTTTCTGCTTTTAGTTGTTCGGCACTTTTATACATATTATCTCCTTGTTTCCATAATAATTCAGTATGGTTTCGTCTTGCTTCTAAATGTTCTACACTTAAATATAAAAAGTCGTATGCTTCTTTCTTGCTTCTATAAAAAATATCCAAAAATGCTTTACTACTACCACCAAAATAACTTAAACTTTCACTAATTTTTCCTAATTCCATTTCTGGAAGCATACCCATTATATAATATGCTGTAGCATTATTTCTTGCTATAACCGAAATAGATTTAAAATATTGCGTTGCCATAGCAATAGTTAATTTGCCTTCTACTTCACCATTTCCAATATGTCTATATCTACTTATTAATCCATCTATTTTAGCAGTTCCTCCTCGTTTCATAACGCTACTATCTATAATATCGTCAAGTAATAATAAAAATCTACCTTCTCCTTCGTCATTTTCTATCATATTTAATATTTCGTCTAATAATTCACTTGTATATTCACTAAAGACATAGTCAAAATCCTCTAACATATATTTATTAATTGCGTCATTATAAGCAGTAGAACTAATTAATATCTTTACTTTAAAATCATCACCAAAAAAGCGTTTAGATAAATATAAATTATTTAATAGAACTGATTTTCCACTTTTTACTCTACCAATTATTAAATGAAAATGAACTGGTGAAGATAATGGATATTTTGTTTCTCCTTGGTTTAGTTTGCTATCGTCGTAGTCAATACTATATACATTTAAATCTTCTGTAGTTTCAGTTTTTTTATCTTTATCAGTTTCATTCTTCTCCTTCGCTTCTACAATTTTCTTCTCTTGTTTCATTTATATTGTTAGAAGATATTTTATTTAAATTTTTTGACTTCTTTAATATAGTTTTGCTTAATGCTTGTATATCCATTAAATCCTCTTCAGTTATAGTATCTAATACTAATTTCATTTCTCTTAATTCCTCTAAAGTTTTCGCTTTATTCATATACTTATATTTTAGTTGGGTAAATGCTTCTATTCTTTCTATGCTTTCTTTTTTTAATCGTTCTTCTATCTCTTCTTCCTTTTGTAAGCGAATTGTTTTATTTTTTGCTTTATATTCTTTCTTTTGGATTAATCTTGTTTTTGTAATTTCTTTATTATTTTCTTTTTCTTTTTCTAAACGGCGTTTCTCTGCTACTTTT